GTGTTCACACCAGTGTATAGCGTATGTCTTCCACAGTTCAAGCTGCTCTATAGCAGTTGTATCCGTACGCATGACAGCACCCTCTGGTGACTTCATAGGGAACGAGAACACCGTCACTGACTCTGGCTTCATCACGTCACGTTCCGCTGGCACACCAGAGTCCACAAGGAACTGTGTGAGCGGGTCTTTCGAATCCCCACGCACAGTGCGTATGTAGTATTCGCTGTGTCTAGCGTGTATACCGCTTGCTGCGTCCACTAGCTGAGACACAGTGCCCGACGGCTTGACACAGGTAATGGCACTGCTTTGTGGGATTCCTAGAGTCTGGGCATATTGTCGATTCGTTTCTATCGCTGTGTCGCGCATTTTTTCTAGCCAGATTTTTGAATCTACGTTTTTCGATAAAACTGAGTGATCCATAATACCAGTTAAGGACACACCTAATAATCTTTCTTCCTCCGTGTTGTCTTTCCATACCTTCCTCAAATATTTGAAGTCAGTGAGAGTGGACTGTATCGTCCCCAAGATGGTAGCTAGACGCACCTTACGTTCTAGGATCTTGAGTGTATCGTGTTCACGCACCACCACTTCTGACAGGTTACAGAACTGATGTGGACGCAGTATTATTTCACTACAAGGATTAGTTCCAAACTCAATGTAACTTGATGTAATCCTACGTGGGTGCATGGTGTAGTGTGAGTCCGATTCATCAAGTAGAGGCTTGTCATGCAGCTTTCTACGGCCATTTTTCGCTGCTTGTTTAATCGCTGCTTCACGGTTGAAGATACCACGTTCTCCTGACTTGGAGTCGTACAGGGCAAGCCACTCACGCATGAACGTCCCCATCTCCGGCTTACACTTGTAGGCTACAGAATTGTTGGCTAGGGCACGTTGTCCTTCGTGTTCCCACCACTGCCCTGACTTAGCGTGTGCCATCTGATCATCGTTCAGATTCGACAAGCTAATCAGCGCAGAGCGGCGTACGCCACCAACAACCACCACTTCGCCCACCTTACACATAAGGTCGTGGCACTCTATTGGATAGAGCCTACGTCCCTTTGCTTTCCTAAATGTTTCTATCGTAAAATTAAACAAGTCGATTAGAGGCTGTGGACCAGATGCACGTCCTCCCATAATCTTCAAACGTGCGCCAGCAGGACGCACACCATCCACGTTGTATTGCGGAACTTGCCCTGCGTAGAGCAATGCAATCAACTCACGATATGCCTTTGCCCATCCCGGCTTACTATCTGCCACATTAATTACCGTATCCGATTTACTAAAGTTGTCCGACACCACAGGCAACTTGTCCACGTTCTCACGCTCCACAGAGAAACCTACTCCTGTGCCACACATTAGGATGTACATACACTCATCGAACGCACGAGGGCTGTCCACAGGGATGTAGCTACAGTTGTAGCCACAGATGTTATCTCGCGCTAAAGCAGGACCAGCAGTCATCATAGCTCTCATAGACGGCATGATCTCAAGATTGAGGATAGCCTCACGCAAATCCTCTACGTCACTGTCGGGAAGAACGTAGTCGAACTTATCCTTCAAATGATCCGACATAAACCCGATGTAACGATCTACGGTTTCATCGAAGTTCTCACGCCGTCCTTCATCTTCTATCCAACGGGCATAGCGAGACTTGTGTATAAACTCTTGGTAGGGAGTGGGTAATAAATTATTCATCGTCTTGTCCTTCTTTTGTTTTGATTAGTCTGTCGAGATAGAACTGCGCTTTCTTGAGATCTTCGATTCCGTTTTTGTAGCGGTATCTCCAGAGGTATTTGATGATGTTGCCCTGCAGGTAGTATTCGTAGCCATTGTCTGTCGCCGCCGCGATTGCATCAAGGCATTCGATACCTGCTTGATTGTAGTGTGGCGGGTTGTTGACGTTATCACGGTCCACTCCATTTGCCCAATTTACGTAGGCGTTGGTTTGCATATCACTCATCTTTTGCCTCATGTATTCTTCGTGTCTCATTGTTTGTTTCCGAAGTCTATTTTAATTACGTTCGAACCTTCTTCTCGACTGATTTCAGGATTATTTGTGGATTCCGCTAAAGACTCTCTTACGTGTTCGTGGGCTAATCTAGCCATACCTGCAGCAGTAACTCTTTCAAAGTCTGAATCGATAAGTTCCATGATGCCGTTGAGAACTATGGTGCCAGCCTCAAAATACTGAGAGTCTTCCTCAACTGTCGTATCATAAGCCGATATAGAGAATGTTTCATCATCTAGTTTGTTGAGTATGATGTACCACCTGTCGGGTAAAAGACTTGCTTTTTCTAGCTGCTTATCATCAATCGTCATTTTTCAGCCACTCCTCCGGAACTGCACCTTCAGCCCATTCGAATCCGTGTTTATCGGCCCACATACCATACGTGGTTTTACTACCTCTGTATATCTTGTTTTTAGAATTAAGAAATACTATGCGTATATCGTGGTCAGGATACTGCTCCTTTACAAGCTGCATCTTCACTCTGTCACCCTTGTCGAAATAGCCCTTCGCTTCGATAAATATCTTTTGATCAGGCAAATAAAAGTCTGGAGTGTACGTTCTTGGTTTGGGAACGTAAGTCAGTCTTGTTGACTCATATTCGTAAGGCACAGACTTTCTAGCCAACGACTTAGCCATGCTCAATTCAAAGTTAGACCTAAATTGTGATCTCTTCACAGTTGCATTCCTATCGACCCCATTCTTTTTAGCACGTATCCTGCGACCTTTGGGGATTGTTTTTCTAGGATAGAAAGTTCGTTTGTCAAGTGGATCAATGGGACGCATACGTTGGCTCCTGATTGTGACACTTTAGATATCTTAGATAGTTCCGATTCAAGATGCAATATGTCTCGCTTCTCTGTTTGGAAGGACAAGGTTCCTGTTTCGCTGTAGTTCTCACGCAAGCACATAGGTAAGCCTCGTTGACTCTGTCTGATGTATACCAGCTTCCTGTCCCCACCTTCACCCCTAGATGATTCCACGTAGACGTGATATAGGTCAGGGTTCATGTCCATCAGATCTACTTCGTAGTTCCTGACAAATAAGTATGGCATATCATAACTCCCTCTTCTTGAGCCGTGTGTACCACACTAGTGGAGGGAACTTGGCTTTCGATGTAACTTTACCGTGTATCTCAGCTTTGGGCCAGCAGTGAAGTTTGTGACCACAAAAACCACAAGGTTTAGGCATCAATTTGTTTCCTGTACGAACCAGCCCACCATCCCTGTATGTTTCGAATTCATCTGGAAAGGGCTTGAAGGGTTTTGATTTTGGGTCTGTCAAAAACTTGACACGTTCTTCAGCGTCTGCCATGTATTTGACACGGTCTTCATCTTGCCACTCTGGGGCATCAACCACAGCAATCTGTCCACCAGATTTGTTTATAACGATCCACCCCCCAAACGGCATATTCATAGCAGTGGCGTACAAGTACCCTTGCATCACATATCCAAATGGGTCATCCTCTTTTATAGAGTCGTAGCCACCGAATCCGAACTTGTGCTTGAAAGCCCAATCACTAGCGGACTTGATGTCCCACACCTTTTCGACACCAGACTCGTCCCGTATGATAACGTCGAGAGTACCCCGTATCTTGTGACCAGCTATTTCTAGTTCTACTTCTTTTTGGAAGTCAACGATATCTATACCAGCTTCGCGCATGATACACATCAGCATAGCTTCTGATAAGTCACCAAACCAAAAACGAGTGGGAGCGTTGTAGGGTAGTTCTTCTTTGTGTCCGTCCCTTTCTAGGATTTGTTGACACAAGTGTCTACCAAGACCGGACATACGTATCCGGTATGTCCTGTCGTCCTTAGATATTTGTTTTGTTGCAGACTCTTTGCAGTCCTCTGTGAACTGCGATAAACTAGACAGGGAGACATTTACGTCCCCCTGCCCAACTTTATTTAGATAGTCTTGGAGTTTAACCAGAAGCAGCATCTCTGAACTCTGCGGCAAGATCTACGTCGTCACCGCTAGAAATCAGCTTAACAGCCTCACGATGTTCGCCCATAACAGATTCGTTGTGGGCTTTGATTGTATCAGCGAAATTAGCCATCAAGTCTTTGTCCTTATCAGTCAAAGTCTTAACGACACCAGCAGAGGAAGGAACAGGAGTCCAATAAGTTACACTACCCTTCTTCTGTTTGCTTGTAGTCAACTTCATCTCAGTCAAGACCATCAGCTTGTTCTGTTTCGCAAGCGACGAAACGAAATCAGCAATAGGCTTGAAGCCTGACCGTTTGAAGTATGCCACAACTGGCTCATTCACCACATCTACGGGTGTACCATCTGCTTCACGAAAAGCACCACTGATATGCCCGTACATCACCTGATTACAGACAACTGCACGACTCGACAAGTATCGTGGATCATCTTTGTCTAGGGCGTTCTCTTCATCCCTCGACAAACGACCACACTTATCACCGCCCTCAGTGTCTGGAAAAGCACCTCCGAAGGAAGTCTTTTG